GCCTTGGACATCGACCGTGACAAGCGGGCAGGATTCAACCTGCCCGGCTCCTTCTCAGGGTGGCCAATGCAAAGATTGTAGGAGCTGCTGGGATAGGTCGACAGCTAACGTCTGTTATGGTAAACACTAAATGAAAAGAAAAATTAAAAGAGGAGATTTGTTGCCGTGGTTCTTAGAGGACCACTCAACGCTGCCGGCCTGGTACCTTCAGGACTGCAAAGAGTTTTTTGAATGGTTAAAACTTGATCACAAGCAAAGAAAGAAGTTAAACTAATGGAACTTAAACACCCGAGCTGGTACAAAGCGCTCCGCAAACAGCGGAAAGAATTTGAAGCGAGCGAGCGAGCACAAGCTGACAAGCGAGCGAGCGAGCAAGCTGGCAAGCGAGCGAGCGAGCAAGCAAAGGCTACGAGCGGTTCGCGAGCAAGCAAGAAATAATATGACCCCAGTCATCCTGGGCCACGGGCGGGACTTCTCTGTGGTCTTCAAGCAGACCGAGGATCGACGATGATCCATAAAGTTTTACGGATCGAGGAGAGCCCTTCGGGCTTTGTCCAACCAATATAAAATTACGTTTTGTCATAGTGGAATGGAACAGTATTTGGTGTGGTGAAAAGTGTATTTTTTTGTCATGAATTAGTTTGAGTTCAACCATAAAAAAACCACAAGAATCGTGGTATCCCAACAAATCTGGAGTACCAAAGGAGGACCAAGATTCTAGTCTAGTCCACTTAATTTCAGGTGTATTTTTCTTTAAAAGTTTCCAAAGGTCAGACTCCTTTTT